GTATAATATGTTTCTAGGTCAATTGTAACTATGTCCATATCTATGCCTTTTTCTTAGGGCTAATTTGTTTTAGTAGTTCTTTAAGTTCTTTTAGTTGTTCTTGTGTCATTATAAGTTCCTGTGCTTTTTCTTCCGTCAATAGTGTGTAATATTTTGTGTATTATTAAACACAAACTTTTTTGTCTGTCACTAATTAAATGCTAGTTCCAAGGTAAGTAGCTTTTACACCATTACTAAATTGCACCTCTACAGCACAGTCTTGCGCTTTAGTTGCATTAAAAAGTTTGTAAACACCAAAACCCATAGAAACCACAGCGACAAGTAGCAATGTTGCTACAATCACTACTGCTCTATCTACACTTGAATCTTTCTTGCAGTCGCAGTTGCGACCTTGATTACAATTTTGATTGCACGGCATTTTTCTTCCCCTTCTTTTTAGTTGGTGGAACAGGTGCTACAGCATCGTAGCGTGAGCGTGTTTTTAACGAAATAATTAATCCTGCACCGTAAAATACTAAAAACAAAATACCGATTATTGCTATCAAATAAATCATATTAATCTCCTATATAACGCATTGCGTTAAACGTCATCATAGTGCAGACCATCATTCCCATTTTGGGAGATATTGTCTATACGGTCTTCATCCCAGTTAAGCTGGCAACCAGTCCAAGCACATTCTTTAACTGCACTTAAAGTCTTGCCACACACATTGCAAATTGGGTCTTTCTTACGAAAGATACGGTCAAAGCCTTCATCAAACTTTTCTTTTTGTTCTTTGCTGCCAATCTTACTTACTAGACTATCTCCAGTTACAGGGTTGCTAGACATAGGTAAACTCCATAAATTTATTGGTTTTAAAAGAAGGTCGTGCCATTTAAGTTTCATAACACGACCTTGTATGCTAGAACGGAATATCGCTCTCTACTTCTTCCATTGGGTCAGCCTTTGCTGCTGGTTTAGCTGCACCACCTTCAGATTTTCCACCTAGCAATGTTACGTCACCAACACGGCACTCTAGGCTTGATTTCTCTGTGCCATCCTTTGCTTTGTATGGGCGCATACTGATCTCGCCTGTAATGCCTATCTGTGTGCCTTTTAGAAGCATTGGCGCAAGTATCTCTGCACGTTTGCCCCATAAGTTGCAGTTTAACCATGTGGTCGTGGCTTTATCACCATAACCGGCAGTCAATGATAGCGAAAAGTTGCAGATTGCATCTTGGTTTGCCGTGTAACTTAATTTTGCGTCTTGTCCTAAGCGACCTGTTGCATTTAGATTGTTCATTTTATTTCCTTTAGTTTAGTTGTTAAATCTGACACTTCTGTTAAAAACAATTTTACTGCATTTTGTACTTCATCTATGTACTCGTAATCTCTTTCAACACGAACTACAAATAATGCTAGGTTATCACCTACTGTTGGACAGTAGCTAACAAAGTCACACCACTTAGCACCGGTACAAGCCATTTGCCATTGCATCTGCGGTATGTACTTGCTAGGAGCTTTTCCGGATAGTAGCGTATCTACATGATTGGCTGCTGTAGGGCATTTAATCTCTACTAGACCATCAAGACCTACAAGACCATCTGGACTAGCGCCTGACATCTCAATGCTTGGGTGATCAATAAAGCCTACCTCTACTACCGTAACACCTTGCTTAAACTCGTATGCTGCTCTGGCTAGTGGCTCAAGTTCAATGCCTCGCTCCATGTGTGAGTTAGTAAAGCCTTCCTCACGTTGACCTGTTAGACGTTGACATACAAGCTCCATGCGGTAGTTCTTACGACTAGCAGACTCACCTGTTTTAATAGTGGCTAACACATCTGCAACACGACTGGCTGTTACCTTGCCAATGCGTGACTCAAACCATTCTTCTGTACCTTGTGAATTAGTCATCATCTACCTCTAGTTTAATTTTACCTATGTATTGATATCCTTCACCACATTCAATAACTTCAACTTTTATTTCGTCTTCATTAGTGTCGTAATACACATACAAATACTGTGGCTCTTTAGGTGTAGGTTTAATGCGATATTCAAAATCATCATCACTATAAAATGCAGGGATTTTGTTTATGTCACCTACATCTGCCCATTCTGACCAAACAACTTTCCCTTCTTTTAAAAGATGTTCACTTCTATATTCAACTTGCTCACCATCAGCCCATGCTTTAATTTCTTTATGCCATTTATGTTGTTTCATTTTGTTTCACCGTTACCCTATTCTTTTTAATCCAATCAAATAACTCTGCAATAGCATCAAACTCAGAAAGTTTAATGTGGTGTGCTTCCAAACCATCGTTATTTGTAATCCTAATAAACCCATGCCCGTACAAAATTGCATCGTGCATTGCGTTAGTAAACGCTTTATCAAATTCAGCCATTATCTAATCCTCGGCATTGGTTTTGAAAGCAGCCACTTGTGACCTAAATCTTTTAGAGCCTTTGTTATCTTAGCATCACGGTCTGTTATCTCTTTTTGGCTAGGTGGCTTTAAGCCGTATAGTGATTTAATAATCATGATTGCTCCATATTTGCTTTATGTTCTGTGGCTGCCGACCTAAGTATTGGTAGATAACTTGCATCAGATTTAGTCTGTAGTGAAACAGCATTATATATTGATGTCAATTCTGCCATTGTTTTAGCTTCACGAATTTTAGCAATATAAACAGCTACTGGCTCAAGTTCTACGGAAGGAATATCCTCGCCAGCATAAATGTACAATCCAAGACCGTGTAGCGCAATTGCTTTAACCAAGCATCGCTGTATTGATGTGTTGATTTGAAAAGCATTTGGCGCTGGGATTGTTTTGTTGTTGTTATCTAGAACCGGATGGATTTGGCTTAATGTAATGCCATCTACCGTAACAGCTACCTCAACAAAATAACCACACTCTGTTTTGCAGAACGGTAAGCCATCAGTCTTAATAACTTCCCATGTAGCTGTTGGCGATGCCTTACGCAACTCTGCTACAGCCCATGCCCATGATAGGTAAGTGAACTGACCCTTCTTCTCTACGTGCTGGTTTACATCTATACCGCTTAGTGTTTTAAATACCGACATTCTGATCTCCTCGTAATTCGTTTAATTCTTTATTGGCACATTCTATTAAATACTCTAAGTATTCTTCTAGCTCTATAAAATCTGTGTCTTGGCGATTGTCTTCCATGTTAAGCCACCAGCAGCAAGTATAAAAAAATTGAGAGCAAGACCACACCAACAAAGCAAATGCCTTCTATCCACGGTGTTAAGTCTGTTTTAGGTTTGTAATTTTTGTAATCAGTCATTGTTATTCTCCTGTTCACGTTTAGCTAATTTAACTTCTAACTCTTCAAACTCTTTACGCATTGCTTGTATTTCTTTTATTATCTGCTCAAGTTTTGGGTCTTTTAGGTCATTAGTGTGCATTACGAGCCTCCCTTGTTTCACGGTCGCATTTAGCTTTGAATAAGCAAACAGATGCTTCTATCTCAGCAACTCGTGTGTATACCTTCTCAACCATTTGGTATTGGTTAAGTAAGGCGCAAGCTAGTTTGTAGGAATTGTAGGTAGAGTTGACAACTTTACCGTTTTCTAAGATGTCCCATTTTTGTTTTGGGAATTTTGTAGATTTGATTGTGTACATTTTTATCTCCACCGTTTCTATTAGTTAATCGCATAATTTGCTGCGATGTGTAATAATGCCATACATAAAACATAAATACAAGCATTATTTATACATAAAGTGAAAATAATTATGAAAATATCAGAACATCAAGAGCAAGTCATGCTGATCACATGGTTCAGAATGCAATACAAGCAATACAAGTATCACCTATGGGCAATTCCTAACGGTGGATCACGGCACATAGTCACGGCAGTCAATTTGAAGGCAGAGGGAGTGCTTTCCGGAGTCAGCGACCTATTCTTAATGATTCCTAATAGTAAATACCACGGAATGTTTATTGAGATGAAGGCAAAGTCTGGCAAAGTATCAGATAGCCAAAAAGAGTTTATGGCAGCAGCTAGTTCAATGAACTACTTGCCGGTTGTCTGCTATGGTTTTGATGAAGCTAAAACCGCAATCACAAATTACTTGCAAGAAGTTAAAAGATAGTTTAAAGTAACAACATCACTTGACGGTGAACAACTAGTAAGCCTTAGTCAACACTCTGCTGGTACTAGCCAGTCCGTCAACATCCCTAAAAAAGATGAGAGTGTTGTCTAGGGCTTTTTTTATGGAGAAAGCAAATGCATTATTACAAAAGAAATCTTGGCGATTACGCTAAGAAGGCTGGAAGGCTAACAATGCTTCAGCACGGAGCGTACACGCTATTGATTGATTCGTGCTATGACCGTGAAGTATTCCCTACACTTGAACTTGCTATTGAATGGACTTGGGCTTCTACAGAGGCTGAGATTGATGCGGTTAAGTTTGTTCTTAGTAGGTTCTTTACTATTACAAAAGATGGTGAATATGTACAGGATAGAATATTGCAAGAGCTTTTAGAATATCACGCTAAAGCTGATAAAAACAAAGAGATTGCTATAGAAAGAGAAGCAAAACGTAAAGAAAATAGCACGAAGCGTACACGTACCGTAGACGAACCGTCACCTAACCATAAACCAATAACCACTAACCATAAACCAGTAACTAAATACACACCACCAATTCCTACGGAATTATTTACTGAGTATCAAGCTATCAGAAAAAGTAAAAGAGCAGCGCCTTTAACTGAGCGTATGTTTAACGCAATATGTAAGCAAGCAGCATTAGCAGGTATTACACCTGATAAGGCAATTACTATTTGCTGTGAAAGAGGTTGGACAGGATTTGAGGCATCGTGGTTAAAACAAGATAAGCAAGCATCTACATTAAATGCAGCTCTTTCTGTATTTAAACCACAGTACATTGCAGAGCAAACAGCTCACATAAAATTAGTTGGAGATAATCATGCAGAATTTTAATTTGCCAGCAGAATGGGTTGAACGTATTTTCATGCGACTACATGGTCGTTTTGGTAATAACTTTTTTGATAAGTTTAAGATTGGTCAAGTTAACGAAGCTGGTGAAGACGTAGGTATAGCAAACGCAAAGGCTACTTGGTCATCAGAACTTGCCGGCATTAGTGCAGAGCGTATTAAAACTGGATTAGAAGCTAAATACCAATATGCACCTAATTGCGATG